AAATTCTTTGGTTGCTTGCTTGGTTAAATTTGAAGAATACGCAAACGGAGGCGCCTTTTCCCCAGCAACAATATTAATGCCAGTATGTCCGACAGCAACATTATCTTTTGAATAGGTAATAGAAACACTAACTTTACCTGATTGTCTTACTTTATTATCTGTACCTACGAATTCATCTTGTACAAGAAGATCGTCACCATCAACTACAATTGGTTTTTGGATAATATTAGATAAAATATTTGCTACAGCTGTATTAAACAGTCTCTGAAAAGACACAGCCCCAAACGGGCACAAGTTTGGAATTTCCCAGCAAAAATTTATAGCATCTTGACTGTGAATAAAGTCATTACTCAAGGAGTCCTCTAAATCAATTAAAGCATCAGAAACATACATCGGCGCTCTAAATGCAACAATATTACCATACGGTGATACATCTTTACGGAAATGCTTATAGGCAAATCGTTCATGAATTAGTTTACCGTCATATACACTTTGTTTAATATTCATCTTTATTATTGTAATATATCTATCGCAACTTTCAACTTATACTCTTCTTCCAAAAATCTAATTTAAGTTCATCTACGTCCCAGTTGATATCATCAGTACGAACTTTATTACGTAAATACTGCACTGTTACATCCTCCCACTTATCTATAAACAATATAGGTAGATGTTTAAATTGCGAAAAACTTATATGGTTTTGAACAACAGGTATAGTTTTAAAATAAAGAGCTTCCCATATCCGGTGACAATCAATCCCGCCACCGGGCGGTGATATTACAAAAGCGCTCTTTGCTAGCATATCCCAATACTCTGGAATAGTTGTTTTCGAACTCATGGGTATTCCATTGCGTTGTGTAATAGCATGGCATAAGTTACGTTCGTATGAATTTGTGTCAATATCAAAATTTTTATATACAAGAAATTCTTTTGGTACATTTTTATCAACTATACTCTTAAAAAGATTTTGATTTCCGTGCTCCCATTGACTGTTTGCAATACCTATTGGAAAGGAGAATAATTTTGGATGTGATGTTAGTCTATTTTGGCAAAACCACTTAACTATTCTATTATCATCTAAATATTCCTTAAAGGTATTATCCACCCCGTGATCAGAGTTATGTGACAAAAGGGTAATAGGTTCTTGTAAGGAAGGGAATACTCTTTCAAAAAATAGAGGCAGGGCATGTGTATATATAAAAATAGACTTAGCTTTAAAAATTACATCCGGGAGCTTATCACCCGGTCGTAACACAACATACTTACACGTTATGTTATGAATTTGAACCTTCCATAAATCTTCATGCCTCTGATCCTCAAAGATAATAGTTAAATCAGCTAGCTCTTGAAGCTTCTCTCCTGATATTAAATTCATTTTCTTTTAATATAAAACGCATCACCCCATACAGGGTTATCTCTATCCCATTCTTCTTCTACTCTTTCAAAATTATATTTTGAGAGAAAGTAATCTATATCTTCAATCAGTGCGCAGTTTTTGTATAATTCGTCTCTATTAACTTCGGTCATGATATAATCAATGTTCTGAAGAGTTTTAGAAGCACCAAGCAATACGTTTAATTCAGCACCCTGAACATCCATATTAATAAAGTTAAATTTTGGAGATGTTTTATACCTATCTAATGGATCAACCTTAACTTTTAGTTTTTCATTAAATACAATATCCGGGTATATATGGGTGTGTACATATGGCTCTAATAATGAATTAGATTGCCCGTTATTATTATGCTCTCTATGTAGGTTAGCTTCGCAGGAAAATGGACCTAGAGCTCGATTAACACAAATAACTCTCTCATCGTGACCTACTCTCGCCTTTAATTTTGTAAAATTATCTGGATCAGGTTCATAAAACACCATATGTTCTATAGTGTTTATTTTTTGATATTCATCATATTCTTTACCGATGTGGCCTCCGATATGTATAACACCGGTGATATTCATATCGTATTTTTTTATAAGGTTATTGAAATCTAGCATCATAATATTGCAAAGTCTTTTAAATTTTTATCATGTATATGGAGATTGTTTACTGCATATGTCTTATTATTATAAGTTATAAGGGGGTATTTACCATCGAAGATTACTTTTATTTTTCCAGAGCTTATTTGGGGCCCGGCGTAGTGATGTAGCTCTGTACCGTGCCAGTCAGGTGTTTCAACATAGTGCTTATTATGTGGACCGAGGCAATGTGAGCCGGCGACGTGTTTTCCGTATGTTGACGGATCAAATATTGTTTGAAATATATCAAAATTATCACTTCCTTGTCCTTCCACCACCACGGGGAGATGATCTATATACTTATTATTATTAGTTGTATTGATATAATTTAAAAGTCTCATCTCGTGTGGACACTCGCTATTGACACGAGCTTGTAATTCGGAAAATGGTAAATTAACCAACTGTAGTAAACTGTTATTAATAGGTGTAAGTGATTTATTGTTTTTAATATAGCTAAAGCCAAAGACGTATTCTGTTTCAAAGTGAGCTGTGATAAGAAAATTAAACTTTTTGAATTTGGGTAGTAATTTTTTTAAATTAGAAAAAACAAGGACATCATTATCAAAATGAATAGCATCGTTAATATTATATTTTTGTAAAAATTCTTCTATATAAAATAACCGCAATGCAGCTGTTTGCCATAATTGAACATGCTCAGGTATATCGTGTGCAAAATAATTAGAAATATCTGGCACATTAAATTCTTCTATATTAACAATTGTTATATTTTTATTGTTTGTCTTGGCAATATTTAAATTTGTTAAAAAATAAATCTTCGCATCAGGTATTATGTTGAATATCTGATTAATACAACATTTAATATGATCCGGAAGTGAAGGTCCTCTATGAAACAATACAATATTCATAATGTATACTTAACACTAATATTACTAAAATCAAAAAACAAATTCGCATCGTCTTTTTGCGGATTTAACGGCCACATTGCTTTGTCGTTTGTTGTCGTGTATGGAAAAATAATTTTTTTATGATACCCTAAAAATGCAGCCCACCAAGAAAAGGAAGATTGTGATAGAGCTATATTTTCACTGTAAAGAAGTGTCTTAAAGTCAGCAATGGCGCTCCTATCACCACTAACGTTAAACTCTGTAGCAGTACCTGATGTTATCAACTCACAACCATCTTGTATTAACTTGCTGACAGTATTACATTGTGGGTCATCAGTAACAATTTTTATTTTTGTAAACCCTGAATCTTGTATTAGTTTTTTGTAAAACTCATACCCTAAAAACCAGCCAAGTTGACTGTAGTCAGTACCTCTTACATGTAGTACTAACGCGTCTTTATTATTAGACTCAAGATCTCTAATGCCAAAAACATCTCTTAAAAAGTCACGGTGGTCTACATAATATTCAGATTTTTGGACCCAGGAATCAATAATAATATCGCCTTCAAAATCATTTAAAATATCAAAATTAAAATATTGCTCACCTATAGATCTAGCCCTAATAACAGACGGTTGTAATTGTGTAACAGGGTTTGCATTAATACCAAAGTTAGGTAAGCTTTCATTACAATATAATTTACAATTATACTTCTTTGCT